GAGCTGACCTCGGGCTCGACCTGGCATGCGGCGGCGAACATCCACGGGCTGCACGACAGCACCAACATCAGCCGCCTGCAGCACTATACCATGGGTCTTTACAAGGAACTTGAGGCCGAGACGGGACAGGGCTGCGGCATCTTCCAGCCCGGCTCGCTATATCTGGCTGTTAGGTGACACGAGATCCTGCAGTTAGGCGGGATTAAGTGGGAACTGCCGGGAAGAGGCGAAAAGGCGCGTGAAAACGGGGCGTTGCCCGGGTTTTAGCGCCGAGGGCGCGCCGGGGCGGCATGTCTTGCAGAGCGCGTGAAATGGCCGTTCAAGGCCGCGTAAAGGCGCCGAGAAGGGGTTGCGCAGGCAGCGCGCGCCGAGCAGGCCTAAGTACCGTTCAAGAAAGCAGAATCGGCGAAGGCTGGGAGGCCGACGCACCTCTGGTGCCGCCAGGTGCAGGCTCCGGAACATGCAACTTTTGCCGCAAGTTCGGTGACGAGTTGCATGTTCGCCCTAAGTGTATGATTTGGTGGGATAAGAAGGCAGGCTCCGGCAACAGCCGGACCTTGCGAACATGCAACTGATTTTGGGGTCAGCGCGAGGCCCGGTGGACGGGCCGGGCAACGTTGCTGCCGATAGGCAGGCTCGCCAGGGCTTCTATACGCGCGGCGAAGTCCGGTGCGCGCCTGCCCACGAAGCCGTCTTCGATTCCAATGGCGGGCCCCGATGCGCGGACCGTGGGGTCTGCCCAAGTTGGCAAGGCTTTCGTCGGATCGCCCTTCAGCCTGACTACTCCGGCCGCGCTGCGTGTGCCGGCGACATAGCAGGAGCACCACCATCCGTTTGGCGGATAGTAATCAAGCCAGAAGGGGTGGTCGCTTGGAACGGCAAGGCCATCGAGTTCTTCATGGCGAGAGCAGCTGCACTCACCACCGCCCCTGTAGACCCATATTGCGAACGAACTCTCCAGCAGCTGCTGCAGCCTCGCACGGTGATATTCGGCTTCTAGCGTCCAAACATACAAGGCAAGCAGTCGCTGGTTGCGGAGTTGCCGAGGTTCGGACATCGGAATGGCGTCGCACGGCCCATGGGTTGTTTCGAAGGTCTCAAATCGATGCCGGAGTGCCTCGATGCCGAATGGAGCGCAGTCCAGGACAAGCTTTTCTAGAGCAGCCAGGTATGGTGCGTCCAATTTCTACTCCCTGTTCGTATGGCCCCACCAGACCACGCGCCCGATGATCGTAACCGAGGAAACCGGGCGAAATTCTGGGGGTGAAGCCGGGTTGTCCGACAAGATCGCAAGCATCCCGGGCGCCGCCAGATCGATGCGTTTGATGCGGGCGCCGCCGTCATCCATCAGGGCATAAATGCGAGCTGGGCGCGTGTCACTCTCATCGCGCGGCTTCGAAGGCGGCTGGGCCTTGGAGCGGTCGATTAGTACAACGTCGCCATCATGCAGGGTCGGCATCATGCTTTCGCCGCGCGCGCGGGCGATGACTGCGGCCGATGGGGACACATCCATCCTGCGAAGCCAGTCGCGGCGAAACGCCATGTGGTCGATCACATCTTCAATGTTGTTCGCCACCCCGGAACCTGCGGCGAGTTCGACTGAGTACACCGGGACAGGTGTAAAGTCTGAGGGCTCGGCCAGCGAGTTCTGGATGGACCGGAGCATCATCGGCGGGAGGCTTGCCGCGCCGCGTTCGCCTGTCAGGATGTAGATCACATCACACCCGACACGCGCGATCCCAGCTAGATAAGTCGCATCGGGCGCTCGTTTCCCGCCTTCATAGTTGTGCTGCGCATTCTTTTGGACGCCACCGGCAGCACCGAGCTCGGTTTGGCTAAGGCCAATCCGCTCCCTTTCCGCGCGAATTCGTTGCCCGATGTCATCCAATCGGATGACATCGGGGTTGACTTCACTCATTTGGATAACTAATCTTGCGTTGTGACTTCACTTGAATACTTTGCGAGGAATCAATGGCGGCGCAAGCCCTTCCCTATCAGCCGGGGGCAATCCTGCACGATGCCGTGGTCGGCGCGTTCAAGGCGCGCGGGCTGAGCTTCGAGGCGTGGTGTGCTGAGAACGGCGTCGTGCCGTCCGCGGCGCGCAATGCGACCTACGGTCAGTCCAAGGGGCCGAAGGGGAAGGCCCTGCTCGCCCGAATGATCGATGCAGCGGGGCCAGAGGTAGTGCAGGCCGCCTATTTGGCACGCCTCAAATCCCATGTCAGCGATCTGAAAAGCGGGGCCGCGTGATGATCGACCGCAACGCTCTGACCGTGATCGAAGGCGATGCGCGGATTTCGTGCCGCCGCCTGCAAGAGGTGCTGGGTTTCAACCGTGTGAACGATCTCCATCGGTTGATCCGAACTCACGAAGATGAGTTGCGCGACTTCGGGGAGGTTTTTTGCTTTGAAGCCAAAAACCCCTCGGCGAAGGGTGGTCGCCCAATCAAGACATTCCTGCTGAACGAGCATCAGGCGACGGCACTGTGTCTGTGGGCCGAAACGCCCAAGGCCCGCGCGGGCCGCAAGCTGATCATCGAAGTCTTCACGGCGTGGCGCAAAGGCCAACTGCCCGAGATGCCCGCGCCGAAGGTCGATCCGTTCGCCCAGATGGCGGGGCGGGCGCGGCATGTGGCCGATCACCTGATTGCCATCGACAGCATGAACGAATTCGCCCTGCGGCTGACGCATCTGCCGGTCTGGAAGAACGGGCGCCGTCCCGGCTGGTGGTCGAACATCGAACTGCGGCGGTTCCTGACAGTTTCGCATCGGCAGATGCGCTTGCAGGACTGCCGCGACAAGGCCGTGCAGATTTTCGGTGTCGGCGTTCCCAGCCTGTCGGGCATCCAGCGCTTCTGGGCGCAGCTTGATCAGGCTGTTGGTCCGAATGCCGACATCCCCCGCCCCCCGAAATCGAAAAAGGAGGCCGCGTGATGGCCACGCTTTTCCGTCTGCGCTGGCGCCTGGCGCACCTGATCTGCCCCGAACTGGGGGTTGAGGCGCGGCTGAAGGCCATGAGGCTGGTGAACGGGTTCTTCGACCCGAAGGCCGCACGGCAGGCACGGCAGGCGCGTGATTGCGCACCGAAGGAGCCCTTCCTGCATCCCGATCATGTTGAGGCCGTCAGATACCCCCCGACCGGCAATTTTCGCCTCGCTGTCGTAAAGTCCGAGCGGTGGGAAGCTGCGGTTTCCCACGTCCTTGCCGCCGATGATCCGTTCCTGGCGATGGATGAAATCATAGGTGCGCTGCGCCGCGAAAATGCGCGCACTGGCGTGGCTGACCGCGAGTTCGCGGCGCGGCTCTGCGGCCTGATGGTGCAGGCCGATGTGGCTACGGCTCCTCAGGCGGGAGAGTCGAAATGAAGCGCAACGCGCCCGTCGCCAAGATGTCGTTCAATGCGGACCAAGCCTCCAATCGCCCGATGATGCTGGCCCGCGAGACCGGTTCGCGGGCGCGGATCAGATCGACGACGGCCCTGCCTATGCTGGCCCGCGCCATGTCTTCGGTCTCTGCGATCTTCAGCAAGTCGCTGGTGGTCGGAATTTTCACCATTTCGCTCTCCCGTCGGCTGTCTGACGCTTCCGATGGTAGGAGCCACCCCGCCCAGACCAAAGGGGAATCCGCCGGGCGGGGTGGCAATCTGTTGCGGTCGATGGGCCGGTTGGCCCGCGCGCTTGACGACCACTGGGTCGGCGACCTGATCGGTGCAGTATGCCTGTTCTCCGGAATCTGCGGCATCCTGTTCCTTGGCTTTGGCATGGGGTGGCGCTGATGAGCGGCGTGCCCTGCCCCAAGCCGCGTTTCGGTGCCTTCGAGGTCCGCTACCAGACGGGCCGCGGCTATGGCGTCTTCGCGCCGAGCGGAGAACTCTTGCAGGTCTACCGCAGCCATACGGCCGCCGAGGAGCGTTGCCACCGCGAGCAGATCTCTGCGGACAATAAGGCCAAGCGTGGCCCGCGCGCCTGCATGTGCTGCGGTCGGGTGTTCCAGTCCGAGGGCGTTCACAACCGGCTCTGCGACAGCTGCCGCAAGACGCCCGATCATCTGGGCGAAGCCGTGCGGCCTGTCATCGCAAGGAAGGCGGGCTGATGCTGATCCACGCCGCCCCCCTGACATCGGCCCGGCTGCAGCGCGTGCTGAAGCTGCTGGAAGACGGTGTACCGCGGACTACGCGGCAGATCGTCCGGCGGGCACGGGTCGTGGCGGTGAACGCCTGCATATCCGAGCTGCGCGCCCATGGCGCCGAGATCACCTGCACCGTCGAGGTCGTGAACGGCCAGCGGCGGTTTTTCTATCGCATGACAAAGGCACCTACCCCCAAATGACCCCCCATCTGCTGCAGATCCACAAGGTGAAGATTGCCGATATCGCCGAGAGCGGGCGCCTGCGTCCGGTATCGGAGGCGGGCGTCGAGAGCCTGATCGCCTCGATCACCGAAACTGGGGTCATGAAGGACGCGATTCACGTCCGCAAGAAGAAGGACGGCCGCCTTGTGCTGATCGCCGGCGGCCACCGGCTTGAGGCGGCCCGCCGGCTGGGCTGGGAAGAGATCGAGGCCAAGGTCTGGACAGACGTCACCGACGACTGGGCCCGGCTGATGGAGATCGACGACAACCTGGCCGGCGCGGAGATGAATGCGCTGGACAGTGCCGTGTTCCTCGCCACCCGCAAGGAGGTCTACGAGAGGCTGCACCCGGAGACGAGAGCTGATGCCTTCAAAGGCAATCGCTACACCGGCAGTCTAGCGGCGGACACGATGTCCGTCGCTAGTTTTGCTGCCGCAACCGCGGAGAAGTTCGGCCTGACGGACCGGCATGTCCGCCGCATGATCACCGCCGGGGCGAAGCTGGCGCCCGACCAGGTGCATGCGCTGCGGCAGGCACCGAGGGCGGTCACCCTGAAAGACCTCACCGAGATCGCGAAGATCACCAGCCCGACCGATCGCTATTCGGTCGTCGAGCGGCTGGCCGCCGGCCGTGCAAAGTCCGCCGCCGATGCCATGCGTTCAATCCGTGTTGAAGGGGGGCTTCAAGCCCCGCCGAAGTCGCCGGAGGATCAGCAGTTTTTGGCCCTGCTCTCGGCCTTCAGCCGGGCCCCGAAATCGGTGCTGCGCCGATTTGTGGCCGACCGCTTCGACGTGCTGTCGCCCCTGGTGGTGGACGAGGCAGAGCGCCGGGATGCCGCCGAGATCGCCCGGATGAGCGGGGGGATGGCAGCCGAATGATCCGCCCCGCCCCCGAACAGGAATGGTGGACGACCGGCGCGCTTGCCGCCAGTGGCCTGCCCGGCGTGCCGCCGACCCGGCAGGGGGTTGACGCGCTGGCCGCCCGGCAGGACTGGCGGGCGCACCCGACGCTGGCGCGGCGGCGCGAAGGCCGCGGCGGCGGGTGGGAGTACAACTGGCAACTGCTGCCCGTTGCCGCCCAGACGGTGCTCCTGAAACAGAAAGTTGCCGTTGCGGACGCGGACGATCGGCAGGTTGCCCGCATGGATCGCGGCACGGCCTGGGCGTGGTATGAAGGTCTGCCCGAGGCGGTCAAAGCCGAGGCCCGCGCGCGGCTGCGTGTGGTGCAGCAGGTTGAGGTCATGGCCGGCACCATTGGGCGCAATCTGGCCGTTGCCGCCGTCGCCGAAGCCGAGCGGGCGCAGGGGCGGAAAGGCAGCGTCAGGACCATCTGGGGCTGGATGGGCATGGTTGACGGTGTCGACGAGGCCGACCGGCTGCCCTATCTGGCGCCCCGGCATCGCGCCGCGGCACCGAAGCGGGAACGCGCAGCCTGTAGTCCTGAGTTTCTGGACCGGCTGAAAGCCGATTTCCTACGGTTGGGCGGGCCCAGCCTGAGGTCGGCCCATCGCCGCGTGGTGACCTGGTGCAAGCAAAAGAGCCTTGCCCATCTCGAATACCGCACAGCTCTGCGCTGGATGGACGACAATGTGCCCCGGGTCACGCAGGTCTTCGCGCGTGAAGGCGAGAAGGGCCTGTCCCGCTGCTTTCCGCCCCAGATCCGCGACCGGTCGATGCTGACCGCGCTGGAGGGCGTGGTGGCGGACTGCCACAAGGTGGACGTCTTCGTCCTCTGGCCCGGCATTGAGAAGCCGGTTCGGGTCCAGATCGTCGCCTTCACCGATCTCTATTCGAACAAGATCCTCTCGTGGCAGATCGATCTTGATCCGAACAAGGTCGCCGTCATGAGCGCGTTCGGCGAACTGGTCGAGACCTGGGGCATCCCGCGCCACTGCCTCTTCGACAACGGCCGGGAATTTGCGAACAAGTGGTTGACCGGCGGCACTCCGACGCGGTTCCGCTTCAAGGTCCGCGAGGATGATGCGCTTGGCGTCCTGCCCCAAATGGGCGTCAAGATCCATTGGGCCACGCCCGGCCACGGGCAGGCCAAACCGATCGAGCGGAGCTTCCGGGATCTGGCCGACGATCTTGCCCGGCACCCGGCCTTTGCCGGCGCCTATGTCGGCCCGAACCCGCTGGCCAAGCCCGAAGACTACGGCAGCCGGGCGGTTCCGCTGGAGGACTTCCTTGAGGTCACGGCAAAGGTCATTGCCGAGCACAACGCACGTCCGGGCCGCCTGACTGACACCGCCAAGGGTCGCAGCTTCGACGAGACATTTGCCGAATCCTATGCCCGCGCCCCGATCCGCAAAGCGACCCCGGAACAGCACCGCCTCTGGCTGATGGGTCAGGAAGTCCGCCAGCTGCACAAGCATCATGGCGCCCTCAAGCTGTTCGAGAACAGCTACTGGTCGGATTGGATGAACGAATTCGTCGGCCAGAAGGTTGTGGCGCGTTTCGACCCCGAAGACCTGCATGCCGGCCTCTTCATCTACGCGCTGACCGGCGAGTATCTTGGCCCCGCCGAATGCCGCGAGAAAGTCGGTTTCTTCGACCTCGTCGGCGCGAAGATGGCCGCACGGACGAAACGTCAGCGCCGCGCCGCAGAGAAGAAGCTTCTGGACCTTCACCGGCCAGTCACGATCAACGAGTGGGCCTCTGAGCTGGCCGACTTGCCCAAGGCCGAGAACCCTCTGGTCGAAGCCAAGGTCGTTGAACTGGCGCCGGAGCGCGCGCGCAAGCCGGTGATCGAGCGGTCACTGCCGGTGCCGGATACCTCGCGCGACGATGAACTGCAGCGCGTGTTTCAGGTGGATTTCGCGGCATCGACGCGGCTGCCAGTCGGGCCTGCCGCAGATGTCGAGACGGATGCCAGCCGGTTCTGGCGGGCGCTCGAGATCGAGCGCCGCTCGGAAGCCGGGGAAGCGATTTCCGCAGAAGACGCCGACTTCTGGCAGCGGATGCAGCGCCACCCGGTCTATCGCGCACAGCGGCAGATGTACGACCGCGACGGCGCGGCAGCCATCGGCTGAAGAACACCGCCGGGGCCATCGGCTCCGGCAAAATTGAGAGTGAGGGCAGAATGTTGGACGCAAGCGAGAACAACGGAAAACGGATCGCCAATGTCGCACCGCTGAGGAACGTGATGCTGATGGGCGCGATGATCCAGCAGCTGATCGACCGGTCCCGCGACCTTCCGGGCATCGGCTGTTTCCACGGCTTCAGCGGCTATGGGAAATCATCGGCGGCGACTTACAACGCGCAGCTGTATGACGCCTGCTGGATTGAAGTGAAGTCGGTCTGGTCGCGCAGGGTGCTGGTGCGCAAGATCGTCGAGGCGCTCGGCATGACGCCGCAAGGTCTGATCAGTGACATGGTCGATCAGATTGGCGAGGAGCTGGCCAAGTCGGGCCGGCCGCTCCTGATCGATGAAGCCCATCTTCTCTGCCACGAAGCCATGATGGGGGTGATCCACGATATCTACAACAGCTCGCACGGCAGCGCGATGGTGCTGATCGGCGAAGAGACCCTGCCTCAGAAGATCCGCCGCTGGGAGCGGGTGCACAACCGCATCGGCGCCTGGTCGCCCGCGCAGCCCGCTGATCTGCGCGAGACTGCGATCCTCGCGAAATTGAAACAGCCAAGCCTGCAGATCCACGAGGAAGTCCTCAAGGTGGTCCTCGAGAAATCGGCCGCGAACTTCCGGCGCATCGTCACCAACCTGAACCAGATCCATCTGCATTCGCTGACCAGCGGCCGCACCGAGATCACCATGGCCGATGTCCCGCAGATCGAGTTCTACCTTGGCGAAGCACCGGCGCCCCGGAGGGTCGTGGCATGAGCGGTGGCCGGAAAATGGGGCGGAAGGCTGCGGATCAGGGCGTCGATGGCCGCCAGTCGATGTGGCTGGCGATCAAGGCCTGCCCGGCGGGGAAGATCAGCGTCTCTGAAATCGTGGCCCGCGCGAAGGTGAACCGGAGCACCGCTCTGCGCTATCTCAAGGCTCTGACGGCTTCCGGTCATCTGGAATTCACGGCTGGCGCCCCTGGTCAGCCGGGGTCATGGCATCTGAAGCAGGATGTCGGCCACCACGCGCCGCGCATCCGGGCAGATGGCAGCAAGGTCACGCAGGGCGAGGTCTGCGAACAGCTCTGGCGCGCCATGTATATGCTGAAGGTCTTTACCTTCAACGACCTCATCCAGCATGCGACGATCGAAATCCCGGAAGCGACCTCTAAGGACTACTGCAAGCGGCTTCTGGCCGCCGGTTACCTCGGTGTGCTGCGCAAGGCCAATCCTGCGGCGTCGCAGGTGGCCTCGTACCGGCTGATCCGGCACAGCGGTCCGAAGTCGCCGCAGGTCCAGCGGGTTCGGCAGATCTTCGACCCCAATACCGGGGCGGTCTACAGCCTGGGAGAGCGGGCATGAGTGGGCCGGTGGAAAAGGCGCTCGCCGCCTGGGGCGCTGAATTCCCGGACTGGGTTCGCCGCCTCGCCGAAGAATGCGCGAAGACCAGCCAGAGCAAGGTGGCGAAGCGCCTCAATCGCTCGGCATCGCTGGTCTCCGCAGTTCTGTCCTGCAGCTACAAGGGAGACATGGCCGCCGTCGAGGAGGTCGTCAGGGGCGTCTACTTCAGCGCCACCATCGACTGCCCCGCACTGGGCGAGATCGGGACGAATACCTGCCGCGACTGGATGCGGCTGGCCGCTTCGTTCTCGAACATCAACAGCGAGCGCGTCCGCATGTATCAGGCCTGCCGGGCCTGCCCGCGCTACCGGAAGGAGGCGGACGATGTCTGACATCGATCGTGACACCATCACCCGGCGGCTGCGTGACCTCATTGTCGTTCGCGGCGGCCCGGCCGAGGTGGCGCGGCTCTGCGACCTGTCCCTGCCGACCGTTGAGACCTGGATCGCAGGCCGGGGTCTGCCGGGTTCGGTCAATCTGGCCAAGCTCGCCCGCGGCTGCGCGGTCTCGGCGCACTGGATCCTCTTCGGCAAGGAGCGCGTGAAATGACCGGCAAGGTCAGCCCGATCGCGCCCCTCGACATGCTGGCCCGCGCGTCCTGCGGGCTGGGCAAGGTCGATCTGCACGGCCGCCGCGGCGTCACGATGCTGTCGATCGACGAAGCCGAAGCCATGGCGCTCCTGCTCGCCCAGCTGGGACTGGTGCCGACGCTTCCCGGACAGCCGCAACCCGCAGCCTTCTTTCTTACCTCTCAGGAGACCTGACATGACGCATTTCCCCCCCGCCGATATCGGCACCGGCCAAGTGGTCCTCGACGGCGAGACCTGGTGGAACACCGCTGACGGCGGCAGGCTGCCGGAAGATCTCGTGAAGCCGCTCGACAAGCTGAAGGATGAAGTCGTCCGCAAGATCGTCGGTCATGGTCTGGCACTCTCGCGCCAGGTCAGCCGCTTCCTCGGCCACACGTTCGACGACATCGGCCAGCTCGAAAGCCTCATGGCGCAGGAGTACAAGGCCCGCCTCGGCGGCAAGAAGGGCAACATCACCCTCTACACCGTTGACGGGCTGTTCAAGGTCGAGGTCCGCGTCCAGGAACGCATCGACTTCGGTCCCGAACTGCAGGTGGCCAAGTCCCTGGTCGATGAGTGCCTGATCGAATGGTCGTCCGATGCCCGCGCTGAGTTGCGCGCCATCGTGACGCGGGCCTTCAACACCGATCAGGCTGGCAAGATCAACCGCTCCGAGATCTTCACTCTGCTGCGCATGGATATCCCCGATCCGCGCTGGCAGGAGGCAATGCGCGCAATTCGCGACGCGATGATCGTCATCGGCTCGAAGACCTACGTCCGCATGTGGATGCGCGCCCGGCATGACGCCGCCTGGCAGTCGATCACCATCGATCTGGCGCGGGCCTGATCATGGCCATCGTCGCACTCCCCCTTTCGCTGCCTCTGGACAGCAACCGCCCGCGTCAATGGTGGGCCGGTGAGTTCGATGGCCTCTCGCCTGCAGAGGGCGAAGAAGCCGGCGAAGATCACCCCTACGACTTCGCGGTCGTCATCGCGCTGCGCGACCCGACCGAACTGGCGGTCGTTCGGCTTCATCTTGAACGGCTGCTCGGCCGGATGTGCGAGGAGGTCGAGGATGTATAGCCGCCTCAACGTCACCTTCGAAGGTCACGAATTCGGTGACAGCCGCCGCGAGATTCGCCGGACGCTGGCGCACGAACTGCGGCAGGTCGCGGACCGCGTGGAAACCGGCAACGATGACCAGGTCAACGCTGCGATCGTCGATGACCTGAGCAATCAGGTGATCGGCCATGTCATGCTCGATATCGTGGGGCGAGAGTAATGGTCGCCTATAGTTTCAACCCGCGCTTCGAGATGGCAGTCCGCGAGGGCTGGAAGACGCAGACGATCCGTGCCGGCCGGCTGCGTCATGCCCGTCCGGGCGAACTGATCCAGCTCTACGTCGGCCTGCGCACACAGCATTGCCGGAAGATCTGCGAGGACGTTCGCTGCACGGACGTGCTTCAGATCGCGATCCACTTTGACAGCCAAGGCGAGATCGTCCGCATCGAGACCGACAAGGTGCCGGTGCGTGATCTCGACGCCTTTGCCCTGCGAGACGGTTTCGTGGACGCGCGCGACATGGCTGCGTTCTGGCGCGAACAGAACGGCCAGCTGCCGGACAGCATCTTCAGCGGCTACCTGATCGAATGGGCCGCCCCGCGCGGGTCAATGGTGCTGGCCTCCCTCCGGGGTCGCCACCCGGCCACGAACATCGGGGAGTGACCGCCATGACGTTTGTCCTGGGGGCCAACCCCGATGAGAAGCTCCGCCTCAGATCCTTCTCGGCGACATCGAAGGGCCTGAAATCGGTCCTGACGATCACGATCGAAACCGAAGAACCATATGCCCTCGCCCACGCGATTGAGCGCCTTGGCGAGGTCGACAAGGGGCAGCGAAGCCCCCCGCCCGCGAAAAAGTAAGACCCACCAACTGAACCAGAAAGGAAGCCGAATGACCCCCTCTGCCTTTGTCCTGATCGCCCTTCTGAAAACCGTCAACGAAGGGGGCGCCGTCCAGCTGCCCTTCGCGACCGAGGCCGCCTGCAACGAGGCCGGCGCCCGCCTCGAGGCGCAGTTCGAAGCGCTGACGACCGGATCGGGTTCCCACCCGGTCGTCATGTGGACCTGCCTGCCGGTCTAGGACCGCCAGGACAGCCGATCATCCCGCAGCCCCTAAGGAGGATTCCATGGGCAACTTCACCAAGACCGACCTGATCGCTTCTGTCGCAGCCGCGACGCACCAACCCAAGGGCGACGTCGAGCAGGTGCTCAACGCACTCATCGACACCATCCGGTTCCAGACCAGCGCCGGCGATGCCGTCACCCTGCGCGGGTTCGGGACCTTCGAACGGCGCTCGCGCGGCGAGCGCAACGGCCGCAACCCGAGGACGGGTGAGGTGATCAGGATTGCGGCCACGTCGCACCTGGCCTTCCGCCCCGCCAAGGACTGATGCGAAACCGCCCGGCCCTTCGGGGTCGGGCCGGTCGGCCGGGCGTGGTGGCCCGGTCCTGATGAGCAGCCCCATGGAACGCACTTTCGCCAACCTGTCCGTGCCCCTGATGGCAACTGCACGCCCGCCCCGTGGCCTTCGGCTGGCCGAAACCGAGGGCAACGTGAACGGCATGCCGTTCGACGTCACGGTCACCGAAGCCGAGATGCACTTCGCCTTTGCTGATCGTGACGGGCCCCGATTCACCGTCAGCCTGAATGACCTCGCAAAGCAGGCGACGATAGCCATCGAGCTGCTGATTTTTGCCCATGACGATCGGAAGAAGGGCCATGGCTGAGAACAGCACGATCGAGTGGACGCACCATACCTTCAATCCGGTTCTCGGGTGCCAGAAGGTCGGGGCCGGCTGCGACAACTGCTATGCCGAAGGCTGGGCGAAGCGGTCGGGGCTGGTCAAATGGGGCGCCGGTGAAGCCCGGCGGGTCACAAGCGATGCCTACTGGCGGCAGCCGCTGAAATGGGACCGGGAAGCCGCTGCGGCAGGCGAACGGCGGCGCGTGTTCTGCGCCAGCCTAGCAGACGTGTTCGACAATGCTTGGCCGCCTGAAATCCGAGAGCGACTGTTTGCGCTGATCAAGGCAACCACTCACCTCGACTGGCTGCTGTTGACCAAGCGTCCCGGGAACATCGCCAAGATGTTGCCCCCGGATTGGGGCCACGGCTACCCGAACGTCTGGATTGGCTGCACCGTGGTCAATCAGGCCGAGGCCGACCGCGATATTCCCAAGCTGCTGGCGGTGCCCGCAGTGGTGCGTTTCCTGTCGATGGAGCCGCTGCTGGGGCCGGTCGATATTGGCGCACCTGTTAGGTCTGCATTGTTTAGCGGGAAGATCGTGCCGATCGGCGACGGAACCAAGCCGCTGTCATGGGTGATCGTCGGCGGCGAGAGCGGCCCCGGCGCGCGTCCGATGCACCCGGATTGGCCGCGCGCCCTGCGTGATCAGTGCGTAGCGGCGGGGGTGAAGTTCTTCTTCAAGCAAAACGGCATGTGGCTGCACGAAAGCGCCTTCGATGCCGACCGCTGGGATTGGGATGACGCGGATGCCAGAGGGCTGCTGCATGTCTGGCCGGATTGCAGCACGTCTATTCGGCTGCGCAAGCATGATGCCGGCCGCCTGCTGGACGGGCGCGAGTGGAACCAGATGCCGGGGGTGCCGGGATGACCACCGTCCGTAAACTTCAGCGCTTGATCCATGTCGGCTGCAAGCAGCTCGGATTGGACGATGAAACGCGCCACGACCTGCAGCTGGCGGTCACGGGCAAAGCCAGCCTCGCGGACATGACCGATGCCGAGCTGCAGAAGGTGGTCAGCGCGCTGCAGCAACGGGGCTTCAAGTCCGGCTTCACGGCCTCTTCAAAGGGTCGTCGGCCGGTTGCCCCGCGCGCCGATATTCGCTTCATCCATGTACTCTGGCGGCTTCTGGGCGAGGCCGGTGCCCTGACGCGGCCTGATCGCGAAGGCCTGAATGCCTTCATCCGAGCCCGCTTCGAAGGAAAGTGGCAGTCGGTTCCGATCGACATCGATGCCCTCCGCGAAGCCAGCCAGATCAATGATGTGACGCGGGCGCTGAAAGACATGGCGCGCCGGGCGGGGGTGACAGTGCGATGACCCTGCCGTCCGATCGCAACCGATCATCCTTCGGGGCAGCGTTCATGAAGCTCCGCCCGGCCGGCGGCTTCGGGCTCATCATGGCCGATGTGCCCTGGGCCTATGAGATGCGGTCGCCGAAGGGATATGCGAAGGCACCTGAGGGCCATTATCAGACGATGAGGCTTGACGAGATCGCTGCGATGCCGGTCGAGCTGCTGGCGGCGCCGGATTGCCTGCTCTGGCTGTGGGCGGTCAACCCGAAGCTGCCCGATGCCCTGGCCGTGATCGCCGCCTGGGGCTTCACCTTCAAGACGGCCGGCACCTGGGTCAAGCGGACCACCCGCGGCCGGGACGCCTTTGGCACAGGCTACATCCTGCGCTCTTCCAACGAACCCTTTCTGATCGCTACGCGCGGCGCTCCCAAGACGACCAGGGCCACCCGCTCGACGGTCCCGACCTATGACGACGGGTTTCATTCGGCGGCGGACGGCAGCGACTGGCCGTCCGGATCGATCACCATCGAGGCGATAGCGCGGGAGCACAGCAGGAAACCCGACGAGGCATTTCGCGCGGCCGAGGCGCTGATGCCGGACGTTCAGCGGCTGGAGCTCTTCAGCCGCCAGCGCCGGGCCGGCTGGACCGTCTGGGGGAATGAGGTCGACAAGTACGAGGGCGCCGGTGACTGACGAGCCCCGCGCACCTGCCCACGTCGAGCCCTTCGTCCGTGTCCTGGGCGTCGACGGGGCTATAGGCTTTCTGCTTCGGTTCGGGGGCGCGGAAGCCTACCTGACCAGGTCGCCCAAAGGCCGCTCGGCTATTGCGGCCGAATATGGCGCTGAGACCGCTGCGCGGATCGCCGAGGCGGCCGAGCACCTGCCGCGGCGGATGCCGCTCGCGAAGGAATGGATTGCGGCAGTGTGGTCATCGAGGGGCTTGTCTGACGCCGAGATCGCCCGCAGACTGCATGTGACCGACGTCACGGTCCGCGCCTGGCGCAAAAAGAGCCCGCATCGCGGCCAGCCCAAGACACCGCGTCGGGGCGCCCAATCCGATGACCGGCAACTCCCCCTGATCTGACCACCGCAAGGTCTTGCGGATGTATTGACGGCGCCGCAAGAGCGAATCTGGCCTCCTGGGGCGTGCCGCCCCGATGGGGCCAGCCATGCAGACGAGTGAATCCGGCATCGAAATGCTTGAGGCCGAAGAGGGCGTGGTCCTGAAGGCCTATCGCTGCCCGGCGGGGCGCTGGACCATCGGCGCCGGCCTGACCGCTGCTTCTGGCGTGGTCGTACCGAAGGCAGGAATGACGATCACCCGCGAAGTCGCCCGGACGCTCCTGCAGCGCGCGCTGCGCGATGGCTATGAGCCGGCCGTCAGCAAGGCGATGCCCGCTACGCGCCAGCACGAGTTCGACGCGGCGGTCAGTTTCCATTTCAACACCGGTGCCATCGGACGTGCCACCTGGGTCAAACGCTGGCGCGCCCGCGCCGCCAAGGCAGACATCCGGGCCGGCCTCCTGATGTGGAACAAGGGGGGTGGCAAGGTGCTTCCCGGTCTGACGGCCCGGCGCGAGCGGGAGGCAGAGCTGCTGCTCGATGCCCGCTATCCGGCCCATGCCAATGCCCGACCGCAGCCGCCGGCCAGCGAATGGGCCCGCTGGGGCCTGACCGTCTCCGGCCCGGAGATCGCGGCGATCCGCGATGGGTTCCGCCTGCTCGGCTACGATCCCGGCAGCGCCCCGAACGCAGTCCGCGCCGAGGCTGTCCGGCAGTTTCAGGCCGCGCACGGCCTGACTGTGGACGGCATCATTGGTCGTGCGACCCTGTCGACGCTGCAGCGCCGGAACGATGCGCGCAAGGGCGCCGCCAAGACAGCTGCCACCTCGGCCCCGGCTGTGGCGCCGGCGGTGGTCGACCTGCCGCCCGACCTGAATTGGGTCGGCCCGGTGATCTGGGCGGGTCTTGCGATCTATGCCCTCACGCTGGCCTGGCGCTACCGCGACGTGATCGCTGCCAAAATCGACCGCCCCATGCCGCGCCTCGCGGCCAAACTCCGGAGCTTCTGATGAAAGCCAACCCCGTATCGCTGGGCCGCCTGATTGCTGCGGCCCTCGTCACCATCCTTGCCATCCTCGCCTGGATGGCTTTCGGGGCGCCCGGCCGGGCCGATACCGCCCCGTCCTGCCGTGACCTGACCGATGTGCTGGCCCGCCTGAGCGAGACCTACGGCGAGGTGCCGATCTGGGAGGGGCGGACCGACACCGGACAGACGGTCATCCTGACCGTTTCGCCCGGCGGTGAAGGTTGGACGCTGTTCGCGGTGCGGCCGGATGGCCAGGCCTGTTTCGTGGCCAGCGGCATCAGCTGGCGCCCGTCGCCGGATGCCCCCGTGCCGGGCGTGGAGGGCTGACATGAACCTTGCCACCCTTGCCCTGCAGATCGGCTCGCCGGTGCTTGCCAAGATCCTCAACGACCAGCTCGGCGGCTCCGGCGGGCTGGCGATGGATATCATCCAGGCCGTTGCCAAGCGTGCCGGCGTGCCGGTCGAGGCGCTGGACGCTCTGGCCGCCGAGGATCAGCCCCGCGC